TTGTTTAACTAATTAGTAGTCAAAGTTGAATTTTACTAAACCAAGTCTTTCTGGATAGATTGTTTTAGCTCCAAGCCAAGATTTCCATCCGATAGTAGCAACTCTGTTAAGTGGGTCATCTCCGTTTTGTCCAAGTCCTTTTACGATTACTTGAACTCTTTTTTTGCCTCTTACAGGAATATTTGCTGTATGCTCTTTACCAAGGATCAACATATATCCTGTATTTACTGTGTTTCCGTTAGCATCTGTTCCTTGCTCGATTAGCATATTTTCGTTTTCAATAACTCTAATATCACCAATCATTCCGATTTCACCGTCTAATGGTTTTACAGAACCAGTAGCGTATTTTTCAAGTGGAATGAAATCAGGGTTATCTCTTAAAACGTCACCAGCAACAGTATTGATAATACCAATGTATCTTGCCCACACTGGTTCTGTTCCGTAATTAGCTGAAGCCGTCATAATGCTGTTTACATATTTAGCTCCAGATAGTCTTAATTGTAGACTAATTTTTTTAGCCGCTTTTGTGAAAGAACCACTTGTAACATCATTCTCAGGAGCATTATTACCAGTAATATCTTGTAGATGTCCAGCTTCGTTAATCATAATATCTCTATAGAACTCATCGATAATTAGACTTGCAACAGTAGAGTATTGTTTAACGTTTTCAGCGATAGTATACATATCGTGGAATGTTTGAAGCTCTTCAGTTACAGTCATCCACATACCGATAGGCAATACTTCAGCTGTTTGTTCTACAACTTTCATAGAACCAGCTTCTGTTCCTGAGCTTCCTTCTGGTAGGATATAGTTAGTGTAAGTGTCTTTGTTTACTAATGTTGCAATACCTTCACCAGCGTCTACATTGTTTCCAGTAATTGATTTGTAAATATCGTTAACAAGCAACAGGTCTTTCATTGGTATCCATTTTCTAAACGTTATTTGTTTGCTGTTGTTTTGAGGTAATGCTTTTTGAATTGTTGCAAATTTATCAAAGATAGTTTGTTGTGCTAACTCTTCAGTCATTAATCTATCAAGATAAGCTTGTTGTTTGGCACCAATTCCGTTACCTTGTGTTCCATATGTAATTGTAGCCATAATTTACTCCTTCTATTTGAATATTTCTTTTTCTAATTCTTCAAGGGATTTTTTATCATCCCATATTTCATCGTAGCTGTCTTTAATACTCTTCTTCACCTTTTTAACCTGTTTAGTAGGTTTAGGTTTAACAACCTCACTTGGTTCTTGTGTTTGTCTTTGAACAGAACCAAGTTGTTGTGCAACGTATTGATAAGCTTGTAACCAACTAACAGCAGGATTAATTGCTTTAAGCTTAATAACCTCAGGATATACCGAATCAAATTCACCTGTTTTAACAGAACCAACAAAGGCTCTGAATATATTAGGGTTGTATAGTTCTTGTTTAAATGTTGGGTCTAACTCATCCCAAATCTTACTGACCTTACCAGCAACATCTGGTTCTCTTTGAGCTATTTCTTGATATATTTCAAGAACTGGATCTGTCTGTTCCACTTCAGGCTGATAGTTTGCTTTATTGCCGTTACCAACATCACCAAAGATATCATCGTCATTATTTTCAAGCTCTATACCGAATTTGTTTGCAAGGTATTTGATAGCTTCTTGTTTACCAGCTTTAGCATCAGCAAGAGCTTTAATGTCTTCTACGGATAATCCAGCTTCTTCAACTATGTTTACTATGCTTCTATGAGGTTTAATTTTATTCATTTTAAAAGAATAATCTAAACCTTTTTGCATAAGTTCAATAGCTTCGTCTTCTGATTTTACCCAGATTTCTTTTCCTCTATATTTAAGAGGTTTAGTAATAACAACTCCATTTTGGGTTTGTTCTTTTTCATCTGGTTGGTCTTCTGGTTCTTCGTTATCATCAGAACCACTGTTTTCTTCTTCAGGTTGTGGTTCTAAAGCAATGTCTTCTAATGTGCCTTTTTCCCAAACATCATCATACTCGTCTTTATCCTCTGTCTGAGGATTTTCATCATTATTATTGTTTACTTCAAGGTTATCATTTTCCTCTGTTTGAGGAACGCTATCATTTGTTTCTTCAGAACCAAGAGTTGATGGTTCATCATTAACAATAGCGTCCATCTCATCAGATGGAGTAGCTAAAGTTAAATCTTTTTCTTGCATTTAATCTCCTTATATTGTTGTTTGGTTGTCGTCAATTATATCAGAATTGATTATTTGTTCAAAGAATTCTTTTAAAACTTGTCTTGCTTTTAGCTGTTCAAGAACTTTATTATTGTCTAAATCTTCGTTTAATACAATTTGATTTATTGACTTTTCAAAGAACTCATTAACTATAACAAGCTCAAAATCTTTATTTTCATATAGTCTGATAAGAGCTTGTTTTAAATCATTATTCTTCATTGTTATCCTTTATTTTGTTTAATACTTCTGCGTATTTGTTAGCTATATCAGCATCAATACTTGCTTGTTCTTTTGTTGCTTTTACTTCAGTCATCTTAGTTCTTGCTAAAGCATTCTGCGCTAAAGCAGATTCTTTCTGAGCTTTAGCTTGTTTTTCCATCATTTCAAGTTGAGCCATTTGTTGTTGCATAGCATCAGGCTGAGGTCTGTATTGTTCAATCTCATCAGCTAAATCTGGAAAATCCATAAGTTCTGTTAGTTTAGCAAGTAGTTTTTGTATTACATCTGGTGGACAAGCTCCAGCTTGAACCAAAGAACCAGCTTGTTGCATAAGCATATTGATTTGGTTTATTTTGATTTGTTTTAATCCGTCTGTTCCTACTCTGAACTTAATATCATATTTGACGTCGTCTTTATTGAATACGTCATTAACCTCTTTAATTATTAATAACATAGCTTTTTGTTTTGTATCCTCTGGAAGTTCATCAACTCCAAACTCTTTAACTAATTTCATTGTTTCTCTTGCTTTAAGTTCTGGAATATTGATTCCTGTTATTTTTTCTATCTCTTCATCGCTCATATATTTCATCATCATTTGTAACCATTTACAGAATATTTTCTTTAGCAAGTTCTGAATATTTACCGTGAAATCTACAAGTCTGATTTGAGCTTGGTTCATCATTGTAGAAAAGTTTGTTGCTGGAGCATTTATTTCAGAACCAGTGATTCCAGCTACAGCATTAGATATACCTGTTAGCCCTTGAGCTTGTTGTTCAATAACATTAAGCATATTATAAACAGATGATGGTAATTCATTAAAATGTCCATCAAACACTACTTGGTTCAACGGAACTCCAGTTGAATTAACTTCTACTACAGGATGTCCACTCATTAGTCTTTTGTAATTAACTGCATCTAATGCACCTTTTCTGACAAACTTTTGTCCGTTATTGCTCATAGACATATTATCAATAACACCTCTAACTATAGATGTCATAAACTTCTGTTCGTCTTTGATTATCTCAGCAAGTGGTTCCCCCCATATGTTGAAAGGAATGTCAAACAAGTTAGCATATTCAAAAGGATACCAGTCAAAGTCAAAATCTTTTCCTCCTATTACCTCAACGTCAGAACCAGATTGCGTTAGAAAGAATTTAACTTTTACTTTTCCGTTTTCTTTATACCAGTATTCATAGACATACATCTTATCTTGGTTTGGTTCTTTAAGTGTTTCATCATCAAACTGAAAGTTTCTGTTATGCAAATCATCATTAGCTTCAAGAGAATCTTTTGTTTCTATTTGTTTAAAGAATTTTTCTACTGTGTTTTTATCGTATATAGGGTCTGATAACAGCTTTTGTTTTGTTGTAGGGTATCTAACTATTATATACCTTGAAGAACCAACAGAGTATGCTGTAGGGTCCGTAAATACATCTTCATTAGGAATTATTTGTGCTGTAGGTCTGTTTCTAATTATTTTCTCAAACGATATTTCATACCCACCTTCTTGGTTCTTAGAAACTTTAGCTCCTTTGGACGTGAATCGTTCAATAGCTTCTTGACTTAATTCTTTTACTGTTTGTTTATTAACTCTTTTGTCTTTTTCCCAACCAATTCTAACAAATACAGTTCCTTCGTTTACAACAACGTCAGTAAGCGTTTTGAGGAACCTTACTTTATCAAACTCTTTATCCCAGTAATGGTTTATAAGCTTTTCA